ATAGAATTTTCAAAAGGATCATCGCTTTCTATATAATCTCTTACAAATCCTCCTTCAGGAGCGCTTCTTCCAAAATCTGTTTCGTAATAATATTTTCGTTTATAAGCCCTGTCCCCTGAAGAATCTGTACCTCTAAATAGATTTTTAAAAGTATTCAATAAAGCCTTCCCTCCTCCAAAACTTTCTGATCTGCTACGTATACCTTGGTCTGCTATAAACTGATCTTGATCTATTTGTTGTTCCGGGTCAACATAAGGAACATATTCTTTATATTTATTAGAAATTTCAGATATCTGACCAACCACCTTGTTGGATAATGCTTGTAGGGCTTGCTCTTCATTAAAAGCTTTTTGAGCGGCCGCTATGTTTCCCATAGAATTATTTAAATAAACCTCTTGTTCTTGCTGTGATAAATCTTCCCATAATTTTCTAACCGGAGTTTCCTGGCTGTCTTGGTCTATAGCTGCTTCATCTGTTTGTTGGGCTGGGGTTTGAACAGAAGATGCCGATGAGGTAGATGCGTCCTGATTTTGATCGATAGCGGATTCCGTACTTGCCATTTCCGAAGTAGGCGGTACATTTGGATTTTTTTTTTCAGTGTTTATTCCCATCAAAACCACGAAATCCTCATAAGGCTTAGTATAACCCCCATCGGATACAAAAATTTCATAGGCAGTAGTAACCGCCTCTTGATTTGTATTCATTAAGGTTTTAAAGTCTTCAAGACCTTTAGTGTATCCGTTTTCAACAAACAGATCGTAGGCTACTTGGATTGCTTCTTCATTCATTTTTTTTATTTTTTAAAAACCAGATGCTCTACCCCCAGTGCTTGATCCCTCATTCCATTTGTCTACTTCTATAGCAATCGCATCTTCTATCGCCGCAATTACATCTCCATGTTCAGTTCCCTTTTCATTAGGGAATCTAACTTCTTGGTCTCCAATATAAACCACAAAATCCCCATCATCATACTCAATCTCTTTTCTAATGTTTAATCCTTGAGGCCAGAAATAGTTGCTGTCTAATAATTTCATGTAGGCTGATTTTCTCTCTCCAGGGGACCCATCCTTCCTGAAGACATCGTCTAAACCTAAAAATTCTTTAGCACTTACCTCTTCTCCATCATCCGTTGGAATTTTTAATCCTCTTTTGTAATTAAGTGCCTTTCTCTCTTCTACTGAACTAATGTTACCGTAGCCTTGACCATACTCATCTCCGAAACTTCCTCCATAATTAAAGAACTCATCAATCTTTACAGGTTGACCATCATATGTAAAACCAAAATCATTCCATACTTTTCTTGCTGTTTCTTCTGGCATTAATAATTGTCCATCCACACTTATAGGTATAGGTTGACGCACATCTCCTTTTTTTCGTATAACTAAATGAGTAGGTATACCATCAGGACCTTCAATAACTCCAACCTCTTGAAGATTTGGATTTGCCTCTCTCAAGTTTCTGGCAGCGGCATCTCTTTGTTTTTTATCTCCGGTCATTAATAAATTAAGATTATTCCCTAAAGATTGAATATCTCTTTTTCTTCTTCCTTCTTTTCTATCACTCTCAGTTGGTTTATACGGAGGTTTACGCGTCTTAGTCTTTTTAACTTCTTCTTCTTGTTTTACATCTAAAGCGCTGGTGATTTGTTTTTTAGCATAATCTAAAGCGGCTTTATCTTGATTCTCATCAAACTTAGGTTGATAAAGATTATCTTTACCAAACTCCATTACAATAATAGGGTTTTCTTTTCCTGGATTATTCTTAGCAAACTCATCGTATTCTTCTTGGCTACCTGGCCTATACTTTTCTCCATCTTTAGTTTTTACATTTCTTCCTAATAAATCTAACTTATGGTTTTTATTAGCTAACATTTGTTCTGCTTTCAATGTTAATGTTTCCATACCTTTTTCCGTAGCAAAAAATTCTGTCTCTGCTCGGCTTCTCATTTCTGTGGTAATCTGATCAGTTTCAATTCCGCTGGCTGTAATAGACGCTGTAATAATATTTCCTATTTCATCTTTAATACCTGTTACTGCTTCACCTACATCAAAACTTCCAAAGTTTTGTTTCATCATTAAGTTCATTCTATTGACACTCATACTTTCTCCAGGAATAGGCTGTCCTGTTTCAGGATCTATTCGTAACATTACCATGTTCCCAGTTTCCGCATCACTCTGTAAAGTCATATTGTTCATGTTAGCAAAACCTTCTAACTGTTTTGCCATCCATTCATCTCCTACTCCTGCAGTTCCATCTTCAACCATTTTAGTATACTCTTGAAATCTTTTGTCATATTGTTCTGCATTCCTCTTAACTAAATTAAAACCATTCTTTTGATTCATTTGAAATCTTTTATAGTCCGCTGGTTTAGCTAATCCTCTTTTAACTAAATTATGAAAGTCTTGAAGTTTATTAGAAGCATCTTGCGCTCCATTCATAACAAACTGTTGAATAGTAGGATTATCATACTCTCCTATTTCTGTTAAAGCTTGCTGTTGGTCGGTATAACTTTTTTCAATTTCTGCTTTTCGAGTATCTCTTTCATCTCTAATGCCTGTGAAAACCTTGGTTATATCAGCAGCCTGTTTAGCCCAATCTATCTGAGAGGCAGGATTAGCTTTTTCATAAACATCAAAATCTATATTTTTTTTATTGGGTACTGAGGCCATATTTATCTATTTAAAAATTTCCAATATCCAGTATTTTCTGCGTCTTTAGATAATCCTGAAAGGTAGTCGCCAAACAGTTTTTCCCCTCCTTCTCCTTTAAATTGTTTAAATTGTTTCCTCGATAAACCTAAATCACCTATCCTACTGGCAAACTCTGTATCACTTAAGTCCCCTTGTATATCGCTTCCTTTAAATTGTGCGGCTAATTTAGAACCTCTTTTATCCGCTGCGCTTTGTCCGTATAATGGAGCTAACGATGCGGCGCTGGCAACGGTTTGGCCCAGACCCGAGATACCTTGTTGTATACCAGCTGCTTGGGCAGCTTCAGCATCTCTTTTCCTTAGATTCTGTTCTTTTGCTGCAGCCACGTCCATTTCAATAAGCTGTTGATTTATAGCTTCTTTAGAATCAGCTTTCATTTTATTAAGGTCAGAAATTTCTTCTCCCATAGCTATACGAGTTTTTTCCGCAGACTCCGCTGCTTGAGCACCTATTCTTCCAGCTCCCGCTGCTAAAGCTCTGGCATCTCCTTCTTGTAAAGCTTCGGTTTGTTGTTTAGCTACTGCTAAATTTTGTTCAAACTCAGCTTCATAAGCATCAAGTGGAACATTTAAACCTTCGTAATAATCTTTTTCGGCTTTCCTTTTAGCTTCTTTCAGAGCCTTTTCTGCTGCCTCATCTGCGTCCGAAGCTAAGTCTCTTTGTTTAGCGGCTTGTTGAAAACCCATTACAGAACTCGCTACTCCTGTTCCTATACCTACTACTGCTGCTGTTACTGCTGCCATATTATAATTTTTTTATTAGTTCGTGGGTGTAGGCATCCCCTTCTATAAAACCTACTTTTTTATATACATTAACTAAAGGTTTGTTTTTAATTAAAGCATATATATATTTTTTCCCTAAATCTTCAGCAGTTAAACTAATAGTGTGAACTAATAATTCTAATGCTTCTTTTCTTTTTTGTCTGTCTTTATATTCAAAATTAGATATAATCCAATCACACCAAACTGCTTTAGAATTAGTGAGATACATAAAGCCCGCACATACTGGCATGTCATTATCATACACTATCCATCCTCCTTCTCCGTTGTCAGGTAAAAAATCTTTTGATGGGGGTGTCCATCTCCAGTCTTTCCACCATTTACAAAGAATATTTTCGTAATCTCCTTGTTGTAATGGTATTATATTTAATTTCATTTATGCAAAGATAATAAATTCTACGGAAAACTTTTCATAACGTCACTACCTACAGAAAATAATTCTACAGCACTCGTATTTACATTTTTGAGTTTAAAATGCATAAAGTATCCTCGAGCTCCGTGAGACTCTGCAACCGGGTCTTTTACAAATAAAATAAAGTTACCTACAGCTGGAGGTGTTCCTGTTGTACAGTCTACTGTAATGGATGAAGGAGTGGTAACCCCTAAAGGAGTTGTAGTAGAAGTAGCAACTATGTTAGTAATAACCCCACCTAATGTAGGTGTCCCTGCTGGCGCTGGGAAAACAGTAGCTGGAGCCCAATACATTTCATCTCCAATACTGGCAATTGTTCCTACATCTACGGTAAACTCAATGACTACTGCATTTACCGGTCCATTTACTGTATTAGCTGTCCCAATACCATTAACGGATCTATCTTTTAAATTTAAAGTACCTGTATTTTCTCTTAAAAAAGTAAACCATTCTCCTTCTTTTTGTTGGAAGTAGGTGCTTAACATAGACCCTGTAGATAAATCTGTAAACAGACTTTCACATTCCCAACGCGCATCACTTTCATAAGACATGGTTTTAAAAAGTTTTATTTCTGAAGGAGCTTCGTTAAAGACTGATGTTATTTCAGAATTATATTGAACTCCATAATAATTGTTTCTTAATGTATTAGTGTTGTGACGATATAAATTTCCACCTGACCAAGTATAAAAATATCCATTCATGCCAATCATATAATCAGCACCATAAGAATAAAACGAAGGCCATCCTTTTACGTCGTCTGCATATGATAATGTGTTATAACTCATAATTTATAATTTAACAAGGGGTCATTGATTTTACTATTCCTGGATAATATGAACCTGTACTTTGTACATTAGGCGCATAAGCCGTATAATTTTCGGGAGGCAACGCGTGACCTGCACCGTTTACATCTTTATATTCTCTTACTCCTACTTCAACCCAATAATATACTCCGGAACCCACAGGGGATTCTACTTTATATTCTCCTACTGGTAAAGGTGTTTCTCCATAAGGGTCACTAAATACCCAATCATGCAAACCTAAAGTTCCATCTGGCTGAGCGTTACCACTTGGTCCCGCTGTAGCAGGAGGAAATTGACTGCCGTCAAAATAAACTGAGTTTTCATTACTATCTCCAAACGCATCTACGGGCACATGATAAATTTGCTGATCTACTGTGGCGGCACATACCGTCGCCTTAGCAGTTCCTTGAGGTAACATAGCGCTACTATTTAAAGCGGTTAATTCTCGTGGACACTGCACATCTAATCCCCACCAAGTTCCGGCACAAGGAGCTGTAATTACTAAAGTTAAAGTATTGTTAGGCACTCCGGGAGGAGAAGGCACCACTAAAGTTGCTCCTCTCCATTCTCCATTAGTTACTGGCCAACGCACACTGGTAGGTAAATTAGGGGCGGCAGGGGTTACTCCTGAACCGTTAACGGGTTGTAATAAAGGTTGACCATTTGCACAGTTACTACAACCTGGGTTACTACAAGGATAGTTAGGTTGGCCTTGTTGGGTAGAAGTACAGTTCCAGTCTAATAATGTACTTTCTAAAGAGCCTCTCCAATTTAAAGTAGCCGATGGATCGTAATTTTGAGATGAAGAAATATTAGTAGTAATACCTGTAATAGGGTCAATAGTAGTAGAGCCTGCTGACACAAAAGAAGAGGTAGCTATATCATAAACAAACAATCCTCCCGACACACTGTTTTTACCAGTAGCCGTAGTCGCATTACATTGGGTGCCTGATTTAGGAGGTCCATCTGGAGCTCCTATTAAACCCCTTTGATAGCCTGCTACTAAAGAACTACATTCAGCCGAAGCAATAGGGTTTCCAAAAGAATTAAAATAATTCCAAGTTATACCATCAGGTATAGGTCGGGTAGTCCAAGAATTTACTCCAGGGCTAAAGGTTATAACTGCTGCTCCTGGAACATTACCTAAATCCATTTGTACAATATATATCCCTGTCAATCCTCCAGAAAAACTAAACGGATCTCCACAAGGCACAACACACGTAGGACAATTAATAGCTGCATTTAAAACACCTCCTGACATTTCTCGATAAATATTACCCACCATATACCAGCCATCTGGAGCCACTACAGTCATAGTGTTATTTGTCCAAATACCTGTGGCATTTATAAAGCTGTTTCCGTCGTAATAATAAGTTCCTATTGTTGGCATAATATTTTATTTAAATTTATTAACATGTTCCTGCGTCTATTACGGATCCTTGCGATCCAATTTGTACCCAGTTTTTAGGAGACAACCCAGCTGGTTGAGAAGGGTCTACCATATAAAAACCAGGAGATAGATAAGAGTTTCCAGTACAACTTATTCCATTAAAGACTATATCTCCTATAATTGGAATTACTCCTGGAGATCCTGTAAAAGAATTTTTTGACCAACCTGATTGGTTTGTATCTGTTCCGCATGCCGCATCTTTGTCTCCTTGAACTGGCCCGAAAAATACTGATGTACAGGAAGGAGAACATGAACAACACACATCATTAACACTAATATTACTATAACATAATAAGCTTTCTGTTACATCTCTTAAATCCCACACTAAATATAAATGATCATTCCCTAATGGTAAAGATACGGTAGAAGCGGTAGCCTGATACGTATTAGGAGAAGGATTAGTTATAGGCGTAATGTTAGCCGCTGTATTAACGATAGTTAAAGCGTTAGCATAAGTAGGAGTGTAGTTTACATTAGAAGATAACCATTTAAACCTATGCTGATTAGGGTCAAAATCAAAATCATCTGGTATAATTTTTTGGGTTCTTAAAGTTAAATTAACTCCGTCATAAGGAAATAAACCTACTGAACGTACTCCCATATTAGACAACCATAAAGAAGGTTGTCCGCTTGTGTTTTGTAGTGTTACCGCATTATTGGTACTTGGACTTATAGTAATACCGTCATTCCATTGATAACCTGCATGAATGGTTTCTGAAACATAATTATTACTATTAATTACTATTTCGTGCACCGTAATTTCTACTTCAGGTGGACAGTCTACTGTAATGTCATAGGTAGCCTCTGGAGTAGATGTGGTTACAGTAATCTCTACAGTCTCCGGATTATTAGCAGTTTTATTAAAACTTAACGTTCCGCTGGTAGAAACAGAACCCGTAGTATAAGTATTAGAGTTCCATACTGCTGTTACATTAATAGTTCCTGTAGTAATTGCATATTGTATATCTACCTGTCCGATAACTGTACCGACGTTAGCTATATAAGATAAATCGGTAGCGGTTTTATATTTAGTTAAAGTTTGACCACATGGAATTTCCGGTAAAGGAAAAGGAACGGGTAAATCATTAGAGCTTAACACAAACTCATTCATATAAGGATCATATCCTCCTAACTTTTGCGTTACAATTCCTGCTCTAAAATCATCCCTAAACCATGAACGCATGCCGTATTGAGATACTATTTCAATTTGATCTGTGTTTCGAGAAGTACCCATTAAATGAATCACGGCACCTCTTTTTGTATCGGTAAAATACATATGTTGCCCCCAAGCCGAAAAGCTTTCTGGTTGAAAACTAATTCCATATTCTTCTATACGAGCTATTTGTGTTCCTAAAACCTCGGGTACAGAAGCAATAGCGCCTCCTCCTGTAGAGTCAGTAATAACATTTTTACTGGCTAATACATAAGATATCCTATCTTCTTGTAACACTAATATATCAGTTTCTCGCGAGTGCATTTTCATAATAGGACCAAAAGAAGTTTCACAGTCTTTATAATTAGCTAACCCTAAATTAAATTCATTAAGATTATTAACATTACCTGGACCACTAAAAATACCGCTATATGTCAATCCAGCAAACCTGTTAGCTTCCTTGGTTTCTTGATTAGATACCGCTAAGGTACGCTGTCCTAAATTAAAACTTTTTCCATCGGCTCTATCTTGTATACGAAAACTTTCTACACCGTTGCTAAAAGTATAGCAATTCGCAAAATCTAACTGTTGAATTAAGTCGGCTCCGGTAGTAACAGATTGGTCTTGATTTAAAGGCCCTATAGAAGATTTATGAACCAGTTGATTAGAAGAAGTTTCTAATTCAATGTTCATCATTTTAGAAGCATCATAATATAAATTTTCATCTACTTCTCCTGGTTCAGTTTCAAAAGCAACCAGATTTCCCGCTCTACTAACTTCAATAGTTAATTCAGTATGACCCGGTCTCGTATCCCCCCAAAAGTTAGCACATTCTTTTAAATCTCCATTTAACCTTACAAACATAGGTTGACCTGGAGCAGATTGCACAATACCGAAATGGGCGCTAAAACAACTACCTGCTGGCACAGAAGCTGAGTTAGGAAAAGGAGCGCCTCCTGAATTAGGCGCGCTTAAACTCATCCCATTTGCATCACCTTGAGTTATTTTAGTATCTATACCATCTCCATAAAACCAATCAAAGAAAGTTAAATAATCTGTAGAAGCTGTATAAGACTCATCAAACTTATAATGTTTAGCTTGACAATTACTGCCGCTTCTACCTCTCCATAGATAAATTTTTATTCTAATATTAGACCCCGCTGGCAAGGTGTAAGGTACTCCTGAAAAAGGATCTGAAGTATCGTTTAAAGAATACTTAACCCAAGGTTTTCCACCTCCGCAATTTCTTTTTTTATTTTCTGCTGTTTTTTTACCGTAGTTAACTACCGCTCCATCTGGAATCTCAGTAGAAAAATTAGGTTTTAAAACCATATATAAACCAGCTCTAATACCTCCGGTAGCAGTAACAGGATAGTTAGAGTCATTATTGCCAGCCGCGATTACATCTAACACCACCACTTCTGTAGTAGTTAAACGAGGACCTTGTGTGTCCATTTTACAATACAGAGTCATTCCTTTTTGAACAATGTTAGTATTGTCTCCTTCTAATCTAAAATAAAATAACGAAGACTCATCGTTTGATTGGTAAAATAAATTACTATATACCATATTATAAGAACCCTTAGTGGGTTTCATTACAAACTTATATTTTGTAGCCCAAGATGGAGGTAAATTTTTCAAAGTAACTTTTACTGTATTTTTATCTACACAGTTTTCCGCTGGAAAAAACACAGTGTTAAGTTCACTTACCAAAACTGTGGTAGATCTACCATACTCATCCATATAAACTACACCTACTTCATAATCTCTATCACTATGTAGGCTTAAAGTATTATCTGTTTTTATATAACCTGACGCACTTCCATAACCTGAAAATTCAAAATACTCATATTGAAAAGATTGAGAGCCTGAACCTGAAGCAACTCCATCATTCCAGTATTCAACAGCTAATGCTTTTAAAGTAAAAGTGTCTCCTGATACAGTATATCCAAATCCTTCTTGAGTACACCCTGAGCTTGGAGGACAATTAGTAGGAGCAGGACAAGCAGAAACAATAGCGGTATTAACAGTGCACCACCCAGCTACTACTGCTGGAGGCACAATATAAGTGTTTAATTTGTCTGTCAAAGTACCTCCTGAAGACGCTTGGTCAATAGGCTTAAACTCTCCTGCACCTGTACCGGGACCTGTTGTTCCAATCGGATATTGAAATTCTGGGGAAGTTAACATGGCATTAATATCTGAATACTGAGAAGTAGCAGTAAAAGACCATTCTAACACGAATGGACTTACTTGAGCATATCCTACCTGAACATCCGGTCCACTTCCATTGATTCCTTGACCTGATATTACAGTACCAGAACTACTCATTTGTACAGAAAAATTAAAAGTGGTTCCTATATCTATAACTCCCGTTCCATACCCTGATAAATCAAAAGTTATTTCTGAGTTGGGAACTGCTTGAGCCGCTCCTGCTATTGAATAATTAGATCCAGTACCGGTAGTTGGAACTGCTAAACCTTCTCCTCCAATTACTTCACTTACAGGTTCACAATAATAATCCATTAAAATAGTATTACCAGCTTTATCAGTCAAATTATAACCATCAATATAATTACCATATATTAATCTATTTCCCTGAATAGTTTGAGCTTTAGCTGTACGCGGAACATTGTCATATAATCGTAAAAGTTCATCCGAACCTAAAGTTGTGTATATTTTTCCATTATCAAACTGAATAGTTTGATGTGTATTATCAGCCCATCCCCATTTTACTTTATTGTAACTTTCTACTACATATATAACATTAGAGGTGGTTTCTTTATATAAAAGGTCAATTGCAATTACGCGTTTAGATCCGGTGCTAAAAGTTATTTCTGCTGCATTATGACGATTCATCATACCCATATTAGTAAAGGTGTTGATACTAAAATTAAAAGCTTTAGGTTGAAAAACTGGCCTGCTGAATAAAGAAGTAGCACTATACCCTCCATCTAAATACCTGTACCTATAAGCAAAACAAATAAATTTATCTTCGAGATAATTTTCTCCCGAAGTAGTAGTTATAGGATTTACAGTTGGTACAGGTAAAGGAAATGGCGCTGCTCCAGTTCCGTCTTCAAAACCAGGGATTTTAAAAACAACACTTATATCCTCTTCTTCTATTCCATCTACAGCACCGGTAGGCTGAGGATAGTTTCGTTCAATATTAATATAACGTGGAGGATTTATGTCGTCAGTAAAATATAAATAATTATCTATTTTATCTACTCCCGTTATTAAATATTTATCATCAAAATTTAAAGTAGAAATACTTACTACGTGATAAGTTAAAAGACCTGCTGTAGTTTCATAAGAAACTATCATATCTACTATACCTGTAGCTGACATCGGAACATTTTCAGCATGAACAAACCAGTATATGGTTTCTGTCATTCCATCTTCATAAGCACCAATAGTACGAGCATTAGGCAAAGGATTGCCATTAAATTCTAATTCAGTTAAAAGACTATTTCCTAATGAGTTTTCTACAGCACCTATTTCAGTATCTTCTGTAGAACCTAATCTAACATTTAAAGCATCAATATACTCTCCTGGCGGAACTAAACGTTCATCAACGCTTTTGTTCATTTTACCCGCTATAAAATTTGTGGAAGTTTTTACCATATTATTTCAACCATTTATCCTGACCTCTTAAATTCATTAAGAGTCGACCAGGGTGTATGTTACTTAATCTCAATTTAGCGTTTCGTAATAAAGAAGATTTATCTTTTCTTGCTCTATTAATCACATATTCTTGAACCCCGTATCTGCCATTCAAAATAGCGTACTTAATATACGCATATATAAATTCTTCAAATAATTTATTTACACTAACATTAGAATCATCTCCATTTTCCATTCCATCGGAAACATACTCTAATACCACTAATTTACCTGACATAGTAGATTCAAAATTAATTACCCCTCCTTTTTTATTAATACTAAAGGTAGGATTAATGTTTGCTGTTTCTGTGTTTAATCCAAATCTATTTCCAATTCTATAATCAAAATACCAACATCCATTTATACACCAACCTTCTTGACCATTATACGCCCCTTCTCCTAAATACATAGTTTTTTGAGTACCATCCAGTCTTTGTTTATCCCAAAAAGAATTATCAGGTTTTAAAACATTACCGTCTATATCAAATAAAATTCTACAATCATGGTCTTGTAAATAAGCTCCACTCCAATTAGTTTGAATGTTTTCAGTCATAGGATATAACATACCGTCTTTTTCCCAAGATATTCTCACCCAATTTACATAGTCCGGAGGTAAAACGAAACGTAATTGATCACAAATTTGAAGTTCTAATATTTTTATTTCTTTCATCGCATCATAGTTTAATTCCTGAATCCCTCTTTTAGCGTGAAATAAAACTTGATATCTATTTATATTATTAATAATCTCATTGTTTCCTTGATACATAAGCATAAAATTATTAACAATATCATCTAAACTTATATATTGATAGGAACCCCAGTTTTTATCTGTAGGTACAACTTGGTTGTTTTCGTAATATTGATAATCTGTAATATATGCCATAATTAACTGCTTTCTTGTATTTCGTTAGTTTCTGCTGTTGCTCCAAAATTATAAACCTCTGCTTCTCTAATTTCAATTCCTACGTATTGACAAATTTTAGCTATCAATGTAGGTTCATCTGAGTCGGGTAATTCAAACTCTTGAAAGTCAGGCTGAGTAGAATCAAACACAGGTTCTCCAAGATTTAAATTTTGATAAGTCCATCTTGGAGTTAAAGGATATCTAATATATTGAGATTGAACATCTCCAATGTTTAAAATAGTAGAAGGATAAACCGTAATTAAACTACCATCTAAAACATATGCAGGATAGGATTTAGTAGGAGCTGTTAAATTAGAACTGGTCAAATAAAATATTTTATTTTGACTAACTCTTTCTACTTCTTTTATATTAGTGTTATTATATATTTTATAAGTATTTCCTGGAGCTAAAAATATATCAGCGCTTAAGTTTAATGTAGTGCTATTTACTACCCCTGTCACAAAAGCCTGTTGTAAAGTAGTGGTATTAACCACAATAGATCCAATTGCTGGAGTAGGAGAAGCAGTTGGTATAATTGTCCAACCTGTTGCATTGGTATCTAATAATTGATTAGGATTTACACCGGTAGAACTACCCGTAAACAACACATCTGGATAATAAAAAACTTTATTAATTAAATAATAATCTGCAGGTAAAGTATAAACGTTTGCATTATTTTGTTGTAAAAAAACTTGAACTGAAAAAGTATCCATAACTTCTTCTAATCCTTTTATTATATCTGCATACCCTGTCCCTGAAACTCTGGCGTTTTCTTTATTAATCCAATTATTGTACGCATAAAAATAATCCTCAAACATATCCAGTTGTGCTTGTTTAGCATATAGATTAAAATCTTGAGGAGATATATATCCGTAATTATTTTTATTCGCAATTGCTAATACGGTATTTCTAACTTCATTTATTGATGCTGCCATACTTTATAAACATTTTTACAAAGATAACAAAAAAAAAGAGGCCTTATTTTTTTTAAGACCTCTTCTTGTTTGGTAATATTTACTATTAAGAGAAAGTAAATGTTCCTGCCCACTGAATACCCTGAGTACCACTTGATACTGTTAAAGGCATAGTTTCAGAATTTACTGTCCATTCCGACTTCATAACATTTAATGCTACTTCTTTAAATTTAATAAAATAAGCATCATCTGTTACAGTGTCTCCCATGTCAATAGCTAACTTATCGTTACCAGCTGCTCCTTTTTTATAATGAACAGTTACTTGTCCATTAGAAGCGTTACCTCTAATTTCAGTCGCATTATCTAATCTAACTTTTCTGGCTCCTTGATCTCCTCTATCCGTCAGAATAAAAAAGTCATCACCAACAAGTATACCGAAATTAGTTCCTGATAAAACAATTGTAGTATCGTTTGTTACTGAAGCTACAGTGTAATTAAGATTAGTAGTCACATTACAAACTACATCTCCTGCTTGTACATTTTCTGTAAATTTCCCTCCAGATAATACACATTTAGAAGCATCCGCTGCCGCGATAATTGAATAAACAGTACCAACGGCTGATAAACCTCCGGTTCCTGTAGCAGCAACTCCTGGTCCTGAAATACTTAAAACAGTATCGCTATCTACTGCAGTTATTAAAGCCCAGCTTCTTACAGGATAACCTGCAATCCCTGTAGTAATAACAGCGTAATCTCCTACATTAACTGTAGTTAAAAAGTTTTGACCTGCTTCAGTTAGTTTTCCTTCTGTAGCAGCACTTGTTGTACCTGAATCCACAGCAGCTGCATTTGTTGCTGTAGAGCCTGGGTACATTTGCACAGGTAAATTAATATATCTATACATAATACTTAGGCTACCGCTACTGCTGAAACCGCTTCAGATGGAACGTATGCAAATGCAACATCCGTCCAAGAAGTTTTTAAAGCTTCTTCCATAGCGTTTTGTACTGAGTCTCTCATTTGGTTAGTAGTCGATACCGCAGCATGAGTTAATGTAACAATGTTTCCACTATTGTAAACAATAGTTGTTGTTGTTGTAGGGTTTGATCCTGCACCACCAGCATCCCCTATTCTTACTGCAATTACATCGGAACAGCTAATAAGCATATTTGTTTCCCCTGTAACTGGAGTGTCTAAAAATTTGTCCATAATTAATAATTTTAATGGGTTAATAAAGTGCAAAGTTACGTAAAAAAAAAGCACCTATTTAAGGTGCTCTTTTAGTTTAATCTTCTTCACTTTTAGCTTTCTTTTTTTTTGGTCGAGGTTTAGAATCTCCTTTTAGTATTTTATTTAAAAGCTTGTAAGTTTCTACACCTTCATCCGTTTGCATATAAGAAGCTACAATATCACTTGCATCTTCCCCAAAAGGAACGGTAAGCATTTTTGTTTTATTGTTTGGTAAATTAAAATAAACATCTCTATTTTTATTTTTCAACATCAACAAAGTTGCTCCAAAAAATTGAGCCACATCATCATATATTTTTAACGATGGATCATTTAAAATATCTATAAACTCCACGGGATTATTTCGAGCGTATACTAACATATCTCTTCTTAATTCCGCAGTGCTTCTTTTATCAGAGTGTGCTCCAAATAAGACCCTGGAAATAGTAGCTAATGTAGAAACATCTAATTCTTTAGCTAAAATTTGAGCATCTAAAATTACTTCTTCTATTTCTAATTCTTCTGCTGCATCTTTAGCTTTATCAATTTCTTCAAATACTCTACCGTTTTGCGGATGATAATATAAAAATTCTTGTAAAACTTGATTACCTCTTTCAACAGTTAAAAATCCGTCTTCAAAAACAATTGGTTCTAATATAGCATTACCATCTTGTTCGTCTTCAAAAGGACTTTTTTGGTTTCGAGCATAACGTAAGGCTCTGTTAATTCCTTTTGCTTCGTCGAAATAAAGTAAAGGGGTTCTTTTATTGTGATGAGAAGAGAGCATAAAACACAAAGGTGCTACATCTCTCATTAATCTATACCTTTTAGTAATAGGTGTTGTTTTCTTTTTCATTGTATTATAATTTAATTAAAGTTAAAAAATAAAAGGGAGGTTACTCAGAGAACGTTTGCATGTATGCCTTTCGCCCCCCTTTAATTATTGATGCTTATTAGTCTCTAAATAAGAAGAAGTTGTTTGCACCTAAAGTACAACAAGCTCTTTCAGATAAGAAGTTAACTTGCATCTTGTCTACTGCAGACGTTCTTGCTCCACCAGCTGAACCAGTGATCCAAGTTTTGTAACGTCTATCTTCAGTTTCCGAAGCTCTATATCTTACATGTAAGAATGGTCTCTTAGCGTTCTTACCTAAGATTTGGTCATATACAGTTGTAGAACCAGCTGGAACTAAAAGTCCATTGATTTTACCACCTGTTAAACCTCCTCTCATAGTAGGATCGTTTAAGTATTTCCAGTCAGACTTGTAGAAATCATAACCTCTACGGAATCCTGTGAATCCTAAATTAAGAGCCATTTCTTCATCATTATCAAATAAACCATATGAAGTACCACCCGCTCCGTAAGAGTTTTGTGCTGCTAACATATCGTCAATATCAAATGAGAAGTCTCTGTTTACGAAGAGTACATTTTCTTCGATAGACCCTTGTTTATCTAATCTTTGGATTACTGAATCAAAACCAGCAAGAGCAACTGGGTTACCACCGCTCCATACATTTCCTC